ACCTAGAACTAGGTTGATGTCAAGTGATTCTGTGTCTGCAAACTTGTCGTATGCAAGAGCAAGTTCACCAGCAGTTACTGCATAGTCATCTGTACCACTTGTAAGAGTAACCACAACAGGTGCATTGACAGCAGTGTATGCTGAAGTTGTATCCGTACCCCAGTTTGTACCAGCAGATGTGTGATCCATCCAGTAGATGTAGTTAGACTGACGGAAGATAACGTCTGGATAGTAGTTACCACCACCCTGTGCAGTCTTTGCAACAGGGTTCTTAGACATGTTGGCAAACACTTCAATAATACCGTTTGTACGGTTACCAGCAACATCTACGTCGAAACCAGTGATATCACCAGTTGTGTCATAAACACAAACATGGAGTTCATCACCAGTACCACGGCCGTTTGCAGTGGCCCAATCTGATGTGCCTGGGGCAGCATCAAACAGGTCATAGAAACGCCAACGTCTGCGAATGAAACTGTTATCAGGAATGATTGCCTTAACACCAGAACCATTTGGATCGTCTTTTAGACGAACTGTAAGGTCATTTGAAGAAATTGCAGTAATTTCGTACTCGTTTCCTTCGTCACCAGTGTTAAATGTGAATAGTGTTGCGTCTGAAGATGCATCTGCACTTGAGAAGGAGATAAGATCACCAACACTAAAGGCAGTGCCGTCATCAACACCGATTGTTGTTGAACCAGCAGCATCTTCACCAGTTGTCTGGTTAGAAGAACCGAGGTTCTCTTCAAATGCGGTAGCAGTGGCACAGATGGAAACACCAATACCATTTGCCCAAGTACCGGCAGTTCTTGCAGCCCACTCACCAACAGTTGCCTGTCCAGTGGAATATGCGTTAAGATAATGGTCTGTGTCCCGAATAAGGACCGCAGAACCAGTTGCAACAGCGTTTACAATACCTGATTCTGCACGAACTACTCGTAGTGCATCACCATATTGTAAGAAGCTAGATGCAGTAAACCACCATTCGAAGTTCGAACCATTAGGTTTACCAAAGACTTGTACCAATTCCTGTTCAGATGAGATTGCCGTTACAGTAGAAACTGGTCCTCTTTCAAAAGGACCGGCAATAGCACCGATAGAAGTTGATACAGCGGGAACGACATTCGTAAGATCAATTTCTCTTACATGAACGCCAGGTGAAACTAGAAATCCCATTGTTTTACTCCTTAGTTAAAGAGTTGTTATTCTCTGAAATTATTTATAAAAAAGTCGATTTGCAAACCGTCAATTTATAAGTGTTATATCATATAAATAACATTATGAATGAACATTATGAAAAATACAAAGAAACCATCAAAAAGGTATCTAGGAGAAACTACCAGAAGCGTAAGATACTTCTGGAAGAGTTTCTGGTCGATAAATCCTGTAGACACTGTGGTGAGTCTGAGCATGTGTGTCTCAAGTTCTATCCTCATGATGCAGAGATACGCAAGGTATCAAAGAGAGTTGGGACAAGTGATGATAGCCGAAAAGAGGTCTTTCATCTCATAGATCAGTCAACTATCCTCTGTTATAACTGTTATATCAAGAAACACCACGATTTAATCGAATTTATTTAACTATGTATTAAAATGGTGATTTTACCAATCACTACCATAGTCTCTGACAATAGGTGACCAACGAGTTCCATACTCGTCAACCATCTCACCGATATTCTCGTCTTCTAGTCCTGTGACTACAAAACCAAACGGAGCCATATCCTGTTCCAGTGCGTCCTGTTGTTCTCGCATCATAGTTCTACGAATGTCATTATCAGTGAGTTCTTTGAAGTACTGTTGGTCTGTCATCCATGCAAAGATGAAAAGACATGCAACCAAGTCATCGTTACATCCATCGTCTGCTTCATGGGAGTGTCCCTTTACGATGAATGTAGACAGTTCGTTGATACAGTCGTAATCTTCTATGATGAGTTTATTGTCCTCTACCAACTGTTTTAGGTTTGAACACCCAATCTTCTTGACTGCCTTGGTTGTTCTCACACCCAACTGAGCCCTACCACCAGAGAACCCACCACCAAGAACCTGTCCTGCTCGTCCACGCATGGATGCCATAACTAGGTTATCATACTCTAGGTCAAACTGCATTGCGTTTGCGACCTGTTCACCAATGTCATTGACCTCAATCAATACGAATGCTTGATTGTATGCCCTTGCAACATCGTATATCTTTGAGGGAAAGATAAGAGGTTTCAGTTCGTTGTCTCTAAACTTTGCAACCAACTTGTATGGCATCTGAGTTACATCAAACACACAGAATGCAGAATAGTCGTTTGCAGTACCTCTAGAAACGTCTGCGGTGAGGACGTAGGTGTGTCCTTGTTGTGGGGGTATGTGAACATCCAACCCTGCGTTAGACTGTTTGGGTTCTCTGTAAGTCATCACACGAAGTTTGGATGGTGAGATAAGTGTGTCAATAGAACCAAGAAACTCACACTCAAACTCTGTGTTGAACTGCGCCTCTGACGTATTCTTGATTGTCTCTGCCTTCCATGCCTCGTCTCGACCAGGCACTTCTGACCAGTGAACCTCAATAGGAACATATGTGTTACGTCCCTCTTCTGCATCAACCCACAACTTGTAGAACATATTCATACCGTGTGGTGTAGAAACAATCATCACCTTCGTTGATTTACCAGATGAAATCGTAGGATACACAGAACTGAAGAACTGTTCTGCTACGTTAGCAGGAACGTATGCAAACTCATCAAGGAAAATAATGTTATATGAACCACCACGAACAGCACTAGCCGAAGTGGAACTTGCAAGAATTTTAGAACCATTCTCTAACTCCAAGGAACCTTTGTTCCATGCCATAACACCTTGTTGCAACCACTTGGGTAGATGTTCGTATGCCAACTGCAAACGACCAAGAAGGTCACGAGCAGTTGCCGCCTTGTTCGCAAGGATTGCAACATTCACACTGTCATTGAATAGAACGTAGTGCAAAAGGTATGAAATGATTGTTGTGGACTTACCAGACTGTCTAGGAAGTTTGCAGATGGTAAAACGATTACTATGGAAGGTTCCCACCATCTCCTTCTGAAAATCATACATCTTAAACGGTACAAGTCCCTCGTCAAGAGAAACAATCCTGACGTAGTTCTGAATGAAGTACAGGGGGTCTTCCATGCACCTCTGATATTCTTGGAGTTCTTCTTTCGTCCACGATTGTGCAACGTTAGCTCGTTTTAGATTTGGGTTTCCTAGATAGACTTGTTCAGTCATCCTCTATTCTTCCAAAAATGTGTTCCATAATAATGAGAACTCGTATATGGAGTTTTCTGTTGATATCCTTGATTTGCCTTGTAGATTTTTGTACCAACATCATCATATTCCCAAACCCTCTCATCAGGGTCGTGGCTCTGAACTGGTCCTTCTTTTATATCATTCTTTTTCATGTTTATATTCTAATCCTAAAGAAATTCTATATATTTATAGAAGTTTTTCCACCCACCTTTTGCTGGTATTACATTTTGACAACCAAATCCGGCTTTAGGAGTCTTAGAAATAGGTATCTGATATTTTCTGAGATAGTCCTTTAAGAATCCCTTTCTCTCTTTATTCTTTAGTGAGGTAGATACATTTAACCAACACTGCACCAATTTTTTATCATAAAAGATATTTCGACCCTCTAAACCAAAATTTAAATTAATTTTTTCGTGAAAATCTAGTAATCTTCTAGACTGACCAAAATAAAAGTGTCTGGTAGGGAAAAAATTATGTAAGTCCTCAGGCCAATCTTCCCAATCAGTCTTTTGATATTTTGATCTGTAATTATCAATAAATTCATCTGAACCATTTCCCATCAATACAACTCTAGATGAAAATTGTTTTTTTGTTTGGTTTCTGATTTCTGCTTGTGCGCGATCCATATTAAAATAATACATATCAGGATAATCTCTAGTTATTCTATCTACTATAAAATGGTTTGTGCAAAAATTTGTCATGGATATTAGTGGTTCTTGATCTTCTAACTCAGGTTTGATTAAAAGACTAATACTATTGAACGGCAAATTGTTCTCATAAAGACACAAAGCAACGGCACTGCTATCAACCCCCCCACTTAAAAACAGGGTACAATTTGGTGTCCACCTTTTTACCACTGCTTCCTTGAACGCATCAACAACTTCATCAAGTGTGTCTACATTTTGATCTAGATTCCAACTTACCAACTCAGGATTAACTTGTCTTATTTCCCCAGATTTAGTGTTAAAGCGATAATGGCTATTATGTAAAAACCTTTTACTCTCTTTAGAAATACGCAAAGTAGTAAAATACCAATAGTCGTCCTCAAATGTAAAATAACACTGTCGAGTGCTCCAAGGGTCAGTAAAGAAATCTATATTGTCTCCATCAATAATAATGAACAAAAACTCTCCGTCCAGATAATCTACGAAACTATCTCCATGTTCTAGATATTTTTCTATACCAAAATATATGTCACTTGGTAAAGAGTCGTCATAATTATAAATTTCTCCCATTAATAAAAAATATTTCCCATCATACTCTACAGGTTGTGGAGTAAACTGACCCGTTATACTAAGCAAATGGTGTGTGATATACATTCCATTTACTTCAATAGTATTGGAAAGATCAGGTCCACCCAACTTCAAATAATCATCAATTATTAGTGGGTTTGAATTATTTGTTATTTTGAAAGTACACATTTCTCACCATATCTAACAAATGTGCCGTCCTCATACACAATACTGTTGAGAGCATATTCCTTACGAGACGCCCCTAGATATCGTTCCTGTTTATTTACTGAACGAAATGAGGACTTCTTTTGTTTATTATACAGGTACTCTTTGTTGCCATCATAATCATATATGTATTTTTTCATTGGCCACTTGTATGTTCCGTAATCACCATTATGACCTGCGTATGGATTAGATAAAGCCCACTTTTCAAAATAATCTGTGTAGAAAAATGGATATTCTAGGTGATATACAGTTGGGTCTTTCAGAAATCTTGGTGAGAGATATCTAGATAATAAGTCATCTATACTCCTACCAAACCACCAAAGTAAATCCCAACACGTTTCTGGTTTGTATGGAGACATGTCAATATATTTTTCTGCCGTCTTTAACATATCAGGGTCTTTCATAATATGAATCCAGTTTTCATCTTTGATTTTGAAGAATTCTTCCATAGACATATATGAAGACACTGCAAGAAACAGTTCATCCCCACCACCACCATTCACATTTATTGTTTCTCCATTCCACAACTCATCATTATCATAGACATAGTTATCGTGGGAGTGCCACTCCAACTTTACTTTCTTATCAACCAATAAATCGTAAAAACGTGGATTTTCTTCCACACTAGCTTTTGATAGATACACAATAAGACTTGTATCCAATCTTCTAGTTTTCAATAGACTTACCAATGCACATGTACTGTCTATACCACCAGACCACCATAATCGTATCGGTTTCCCAATATCCCACAACTCTACAGCCCTTCGATTAGTCAGTTTTTCGAAGGTTGATGTAAAATTTGTTGGAAACTCTGTAAAGGGGTTTTCTATCAAATCAAATTGATTTTCAAACCCAACCCTAAAACGAGGAGAGTGTAGACCAAAATTAGTT